CGAAGCTGTTCCGCAGCGGGCCACACACCCACCACGTCATTGAAGGTGCGGGACCCATCGATAAGGCGGATGTAGTCGTCCTTCTTAGCTTGAAGGGCCTTAGCGTGGGCCTGACGGGCCAGAACGTAGGCGTTGAGCGCCACAAGGGCCTCCTTCGACCACTCGTACTTACGCTCACTGCACCCACTGTAGCGTGGGACATAGGGCGCTTCCACCGCATCGTTGAAATGGAACACGCTCTCATGGTCATAGTGACCGCCGAAACGGATACAGGTATCCGCCTTGGCAGCGCCGTACCGTTCGAGGACCTTCATGTCCTTGACTGGATAGATGGCATGGACGGCGGCGACCACGAAGGTCTTGGCGACAGCGTATGCGGTGTCGAGCGCAGCCTTCTCTGCTGGGCACTTGACGTTCGTGATGGCGAACGCCTTGAGCTTGTTGCGCAGGTCGTTGTTGAGGGCCTTGTCCTTGGGGGCAGCGATCTTCTTAGTCATAACATATCCTTTCCAGAGGGGAGGGGGAGACATTATTGTCTCCCCCGAACAGAGATCAGAACATCACATCGTGATGCTTGACAACCCAGTTGCTGAGAGCAGCCGTGTTGTGCAGTTCCTTGTCGCGCCGCAGCGCCATGCTGACCATGAGGACGGAGAACTCAGGGGGCATACGCTCAGCGTACTGGCACACCCGCTCAAAGTTGCCGACACTGGCACGCTGAGCGATGGAACCAGCGAGAGCGTACAGCGTGGCCGGGTCATTGGGTACGTCAGCCGTCTTGGGGTTCATCAGCACCACGTCCGGGTTGGGCAGCTTACGGGCGATCTTGAGGAAGGCCGTGAACTCCGTGGCAGGACCCTCGCCAACAGCACCCATGAACACCTCGCGCTCGGCCTCCTTGGGCACCACGTCAAGGGCCGGGGAGACACGCTCAGCCCAACCACGGGGTGAGGCGTTCTTGGTACGCTGCGGATCGAAATCGTGCAGCAGTGCCGTCTTGAAGTTGATGAAGCTGATCACCTCAGGGCGAACGCCGTTCTCACTGGCCCATGCGGTCCAGTCCGTGTGGTGGGTATCAAGGGTGAACTCGTACTCACGGTCAGCGAGGTGGCTCAGCACACGGTTGGCACCAGCACGGTCCTCCTGACGGTTACCCGTCGAGAGGATGAACCAGTTGTCAGCGAGGGGAACGCCGTGAAGCTCACGCTCCTGAACGAGGTTGGCGAGAGCCTTCTGGAGATCGTTGCCAGCCTGATTGCGGTCATCGAAGCACAGGATACCCGGCACATCGTTGTCGTGCTTGGACCCCTTGGCCGGGAACCAGTCGGGCAGCTTGTAGTACAGCATGGGCTTGTCAACCATCGGCACACCAAGGTCCTCGACGGGCATGGTGGGCAGGTGACGCTGGAGGTACTGATAGTTGAGCTTCTTGGCGACCTGCTTGATGATGGAGGTCTTACCGCCACCGGGGATACCGACGACGACAGCGGAGGACTTAACCTCCGACTGGATGAGGGAGCAGAGGGTGTCGATCAGAAGAGGAGCACGCATTGGTGTATATATCCTTGTTGCAGTGGTTGGGTTGGTCGAGGGCCGGGAGTGTCGCACGGCCAGCCGGGGCGGTCGATGCGGCACGGTGTCGCAGGGGGCCGCTGCCCCTGATATGTCAGGGGCAGCAGAACTCGTTGTGTGAGTACTCGAAGGCTACAAAACCATCTTCTTGACGGCGATGGCCGTCAGTACCTGAGGCTTCAGCGCCTTGAGTTCCTCGGGTGATACACGGGGGTCGGTAAGACCACGGGCCTTGAGCGTCGAGGTCAGTCTGCCAGTGGCATAGCCGTAAAGCAGCACGACCCTGCGCCCACTTTTATGGGCAATGACCTCCGCATGTTTTGGCTTGAGCGTTACCCTATGGATAACCCAGTCGTCCATCACGTCACCATCTTGGCGAGGGTGGGCTTGTTGAAGCTCGGCACATAGAGCCTTTTCTTGTACCCAAGCCCCACGTTGATGGCCTTGTAGTACAACACCGCCTGATGGATGTTCCCCATGAAGCGATAGCGAGTGCGGTACGCACTGCGGTTCTTGCCCACTTGGACGAGAAATTCTGTCCGATTAGTGTACGCTATGCGCTTGCCGTCGAGGGTGACGTATTTGATTTCGATATCCATTTGCTTTCCTTTTGGGCGGGCTTGCCCCCACTACGCAGCCACTGGGGCTGCGTAGGAAGAGTTTCCCTATTGTGTCAGACGCCACACCGCGAGTTGTGGTGCGGCCACAGCCATCAGTACTTCCACCATCTTTTTAGGGAGATGGGCAACCCTCTCATAGGATTTATCCTCGTCATTGCTGCGATACAGCACCGCATAGTACTGCTTGGTTCTGGTGTTATAGCTGAACTGCCAGTCACGCTTATTACCATTGCGGCAGGTGTCCACGATGGTGATGTCAATCCAATCATCATTGAAGTTGACCCACCGCGCGGTGAACACACTGCGAATGTCGCACCTCATGCAAAGAACGTGAACTCAGCCACATCACAGGCGAGTACGCCATACTGTGCGGCATCGTGCCAACGCATGAACTCGGTATCTTCCGACACATCCACACAGTGGCAGGAGCCGTAAGTACGGACCATGTCGGCAGTGAAGGCTTCGAGGGCCTGAGTGTCCTCATCTTCAAGGCCCGTCTCATCGCCGTTGACGAGCGGTGAAGCCCAATGCGTGGGCAGCATGAGGGTGTAGGTCTTGATCTTGTGCTTAGCCATTGGTCAGCCTTTCATATACCATCGATGAATAACCCAGTGTTGCCAGCACCATGATGCGCTCACGGCTCAACAACACGGTGCTACAGTGCGGATGCGTTTGCGTCCGGTGCTTGGATGTCGTCGGGCCATACTTCTCCCGGTTCTCGAACCACCCTACCTGTGGAACGTAGACGAACAGCGGCCAGTGTTCTCCATAGGAGTACACCACATAGCGGGAGTTGTTGTTCTCCTCACTGTGGCTTGCACCATGCCATTGGGCATATAGCTGACCGTTGCTGTTCTTGAACGGCTCAGTACGCTGGACGTATGGACGGGATAGCCGTCCGTTAATTCGCTTCATAACTTATACTCCATAGAGAATGTTAAGGGTGACGATGAGCGACACTGACAGCATGGCGAAGTAGGCCATCCAGCCAATGCGCTCCCACCTTCGCCTTGCCATCTCGTCAGCAATGGCGAAGGTCTTTCGAGCAAGGAAGATTTCCTCACGGGTCCAGTGGTTATCCACTTACTCCCTCCCCAGATGGATCATCGCACCATTGTTGTCGATGCGCACGATGGAGTAGCCCACTTGGTTATCGGTATAGAGCCACCGTGCATCGTTTATGTTTGTCGTATGCTGGAACTCATCCGTCAGGGCCACGATGTGCGACCCGAACACGTTGTCGAACTCCACATTGACCAGTGATGACCGTATGAGATCGCGCAGCGCCTCGTATTGCTGCCACGGCATCGTTCGTTTCTGTAGTTTCATCCTGTTACTCCTTGGGCGGGCTTGCCCCAACGCCACCAGCTTGCGCTGGTGGCGGTAAGGTTTCCCTCAGAAGTTTCGTGCAGAATGCACGGTGACGATGTAGCGGTGGCCGTACATCCTGTTGATGCTGGTAACACCACCAGTGCGATGACCACAGCAGTCATGCTGGCAGTAACAGCGCATCTCGAAGTAACCACGGATATCCTTCTCGTCCCTCTCGGTCAGGGTTTCCCGCTCGGTGTCGAGGATGTAGACCGTGGTCTTAGGTTCGGTGTAGTCGTAGTCGTCGTTGTCTTTGGGCGGTGTAGCGTCCGTCAGTGTGCCGCTTTCCATGATCCTGAATGACATGGGTTATCCTTTCAACCAGTGTTGCGCAGTGTCGAAGGCTTCCACCCGGTCAGTGGCATAGGCGTCAGCCTTGAAGAGATAGGTTTCACCGTCGAAGAATTGCACGATGTACTGGTTCCATTCAGTGTCGCGGCGAACCACCACGGACCTGCCATTGGGGTTGGAACCACGGTAGATGATACGGTTAGCCATTGGGGATATCCTTGATGAACTTGGGGGTGCAGATGACCCAACTATCGCCTCGTTCCATAGCGAACGAGTAATGCTTGGCCTCAATGGCAGCTTTGGCCGCTACACAGGCAGCTTCGCTGCGGAAATCCACCACAAGGGGGCCACCAGCATAGTGCACATTGAGAAAGGCGATGAGTACCCACATATCACCACTCCCCTGTTGCGACGATCTCATTGCGGTGATCATCCATCGCCTTCAGCGTCTTGCGCAACTTACGGATAGCAGCATCCGCACTGCGGCAGTTCTTCACCTCACCAAGGATGGCGGCATCGTCCCAACACTCAACGAGATAGTCCCATCCGCCTTCGGCGTAATGCCGAAGGGCGTGGTCCCTGATGAACTTGACGAGGGCTTCGTTGCTGTAGCCTGTCTGGTTAGCCATCTGGGTTACTCCTGAGAATATGTTACGAACAAGACGGTGCAGGAACCACGAGGGGTGAAGCGGAAGCCATCGCCCATATCCTCCCACTTACCTCGAACACCCTTGATGCCCATCAGGTCCTTGGCGAAGCCCTTGATGAAGCTATTGGGCGTACCCTGTTCCACCATGAAGGTGTCACGTTTGACCCAAGCGTAGTTGGCCTCACCACCGAACGTGTCGGTATACTCTACTGTAAACTTATCCATTTGGTATCTCCTTAGGCCGTTGATCGACCGTGGCACAGCGTCCCACAAATCCGGCGCGGCGTCGATGCGACACGTCGTCGCACCCACGTTTAGATGTAAAGTTAGGCTAAGTTTACACGCCAAGAGGCTTGGCTATCCGTTAACAGATACTTAACAGGGCGATTTTAGATAGGCGACAGATAGGCGTAAGTCTTTGTTTTTATTGGGTGCTATCTGTACTATCTGAACTATCTGTGTTTTTTCTGTTAATGTGGGGGTAACTTGGAGGGTGAGGCGGGTTAGGAGTGTAAAGTCCTAGTGTCTTAGTAGAGTATATGAAAAAAAAAAGGTGAGTGACTCTTAATAATATACAGATAGTTAGATAGTATAGATAGATAGACGCTCTGGTATTTTGCTAAGTCCTTGGTTTCATTGGTCTTTCGGGAATTATACTGTAAAGTATTCCCTCTTTGTTCGTGTAAAGTTAGCTACAGATTTTACATCTAGCACAGCCCAAATCACAGATAGTTGCCTCTAAGTGCTTGAAATCATTGAGTGTAAAGTTATTTATGGGTTTACATAAGGGGCTTAGGTTGTAAGATAGCCAGAGGACTTAAGAGGTCACTTTTTTACGGCAAGCTATAGGCCCCCGACGTATGGCCCGAACGAAGTGAGGGCAAAAACCCCCAACGCCACAGGCGCGGCAGGTCAGGGCGCAGACAACAAAAAACCCCTCCAGCCGAAGCCAGAGGGGTCAGGGTCAATCGTTCCAGTGGAACACCCAAAGATATCCTGTGCAGATAAACACGAGGTAGAACCCGAGGGTCAGAAGCATGTGCAGTCCTTTCAAAGAAGTTGGAGAGCGGGACCATTCCCGCTCTCCGTTGTTGTCAGCCTTCCACAATTCGAGCCTTGAGCTTGTGCCTCATCTGGATGCGCTTGAGGAACTCAGCGATGTTCCTCGCCCGCACTTCGACGTACACGGTTTGCAGGACGCGGCGGGTGCCGCGCTTCGTGGAAATTTCCACGGCAATGGTCTTTCTCATGGTCTTGGTCCTTTGTTGAGGTTGAGGAAGGTAGGTCCCGCCCGGAGGCGGGACCCGTTGGTGTTACTCCGCGCGGCCCTTGGAGAGCTTGGCGTCGTTGGTCTTGATGAAAGCCCGAATTTCGGGTTCCATCGCCAGCAACGCTTCCATCTCCTGAAGGTAAAGGGTGATCGGCATACGGCGGAAGCCGTAGATCGAAATCGCACCCTTTTCGCTGACCTTCAGCGTGCCCTTGCGCTTGCCCTTCGCGGCTAGAGCCGCTTCAAGCTCAGCGATCTTAGCCATCATAGCCTTGAGCGACACGCCTTCGTCCTTGGAGTTACCCATAGTAGTAGTCCTTCAGTTGTCAATCAGCAGGGGCTTTGCAGCCCAGCCCCTGCGAGGGGCGCTGGAGAGCACTTGCTTTCCAGTGATCCCAATATGGCATAGTCATCCCATATTGTCAAATCGGCGCGGTAATCCAAGCGATTCGGCGCTTGCCAATGAGCAGGCAAACGCGCGGCGCAATCGCCGCGCGGCGCGGCGGAAGCAGGGCACCGGGGGTACATGGACAAGAAAATCCGACCGGCCCCCCATTTGTAGGCAACCTCTCAAAGCAAGACCCCAAAAACCATTGTTAACATTAACTTACAACTTTTCCGGTGCGGCCGCACCCAAAAACGCACAGACTTGACACTCCCGCACCCGCAGGTTACCTTCCCTCCCCATGTTCGCACCCGTCGAGTACACCAAGTGGACCGACCGTCTCTGCTTTGACATTGCCCTCAAGCTGGAGGGCAGTGGCGAGGACCTGCCGGAAATCCTTGCGCGGCATAGCCTGTCCTCTTCCGAACTCGCGGACATCTCCAAGGACCCGGTGTTCGACAAGAAGGTCAAGCACTACCGGGATGAAATCCGTGAGAAGGGTATCACCTTCCGGCTGAAGGCACGCGCACAGGCCGAGGAACTCCTCACGACCTCATGGTCACTCATCCACCACCCCGATGTCAGCGCCGCCGTCAAGGCTGACCTGATCAAGTCCACCGTCAAGTGGGCGGGGTTGGAGGTCAAGGGTGACGCGCCCGAGAGCGCAGGTGGTGTGTCGATCACGATCAATCTCGGTGGAACCTCGCAGGAGATGCGCGTTGTCGAACATGAGCCTGCTGAGTCTGTTTGACGACCGTGGTTGTGCGGTGTTCACGTCACCCCTTGCCGCCGCTGAAGTCGAAAGTCAGTTGAGGGACAACAACCTGTCCTTCCGTACACGGATCATCAAGACGCGCAAGCGCGGCCTCGAATATAGGATCGACCTGCTCAATGGGACTTGAGATCAACTACACGCCGCCGCCCACCGGCAAGCTCTTCATGGAGGATAACTCCAAGATGCGCACGCTCATGGGACCGGTAGGTTCGGGGAAGAGCGTAACCTGTTCCTTTGAGATCGTGCGCAGGGCCAGCCTGCAAAAGCCCAACGCCCAAGGCATCAGGAAGACCCGCGCCGCCGTAGTGCGCGAAACCGCCCGTCAGCTTCAGGATACCACCATCAAGACCTTCCTCGACTGGTTCCCACCGGGGGTGTGCGGCGAGTACATGCGCACCACGAAGACCTACTACTTCAAGGTCGGCAACGTCGAGTGCGAGATCATGTTCCGTGCGCTGGACGACGCGGACGATGTGGCGAACCTCAACTCGCTCGAACTGACCTTCGCGTGGTTCAACGAGTGCCGGGACATCCACCCTGACATCGTGGACGCCATGTCCAAGCGTATTGGCCGTTTCCCATCCGCGAAGGACGGCGGGCCGACGTGGCACGGAATGTGGGGCGACACCAACCCGCCCACCATGGACACATGGTGGTACTATCAGATGGAGAAGCTGGACCCGAAGGACGGCGTCAGCCCCAACGACAACGGCTGGGCTGTGTTCAAGCAGCCGTCAGGCCGCAGTCCCTACGCCGAGAACATCGAAAATCTCCCCGATGGTTACTACGACACCCAAGGACGCTCAGATGAGTACATCCGGGTTTACATCGACGGTGAGTACGGCCTCAGTTCGGCGGGTATGCCTGTGTATAAGTACTTCCGTACTGATTATCACATGGCCTCTGAGCGTCTTCGCCATATTGCCAATGGCGTGCGTCCCATTGTGGTGGGCATGGACTTGGGCCTTACGCCTGCTGCTGTCATCGGTCAGCAGGACCCGCGCGGGCGGGCGCTTGTCCTTGCCGAGGCGGTCAGCTTCGACATGGGGGTCCAGCGGTTCGTGCGCCAAATCCTCAAGCCACTGCTCTTCGAGCGGTTTTCGGGGTCGCCCATTCTCGTCGTTACAGACCCCGCTGGCATCCAGCGGGCGCAGACGGACGAGAGGTCGGCGGTGGACATCATCAAGGCCGAAGGGCTGAAGGTCATCCCGGCCCGTACCAACTCTATCTCGGCGCGTATCAACGCGGTGGACGACTACCTCATGCGGCAGGTGGACGGCGACCCGGCCTTCCTCGTGGACCCCAGATGTACACAGCTTAAGGCTGCAATGATGGGCGGATACCGCTACAAGCCCAAGGGCGACAGCGATATCGATAAGAACAAACACTCACACGTTGCAGAAGCCTTGCAGTACCTGATGCTGCACATCGCCACGGCGGGTGAGGGTGCGGCCCTTCAGGCGCGGCGCGAGGTCAAGGTGCTTGCCGCCGCAGGCTGGACGTGATAGCTTCCACCTCGGTTTCCTCCCATGAGACCAACCCCTGTGACTTGGCCCTCGCCTACCGTCGAGGGCCTTTTTCTTTTGGGTATTGCAACCACAGCACAAATCCTCTACAACTGTAAACCATGGCTGCTGGGTTGAGCATATTCCGTGTAGTCTCGAACGACGAGCTTGCACGGCAGGAACGCGAACAGATTGACCGTGAGCTTCAGGCACGGCAGTCCAGTTCCCTCATGCTTGGCATCGTGGATTATCTGCGCGAGTGCTGGGACGCGGCGAAGATCGCCAAGAAGCCCATCGAAGACATCATGCTGCGGGCCATGCGCCAGCGCAACGGTGAGTACGAACCCGAGAAGCTCAATGCGATCCAGAAGCAGGGCGGCTCCGAAGTCTACATGATGATCACCGAGGTGAAGTGCCGCGCCGCCGAAAGCTGGCTGCGGGACATCCTGCTCGACACAGGCACACCTCCGTGGGACATCCAGCCCACGCCGATCCCCGACCTGTCACCTGCACAGACGATGGAGATCAAGGCGGCGTTCGCTGATATGGTCGCCCGCCTGCTTCAGGAAGAACTCCGCGCCATGACGCCGTCCGAGATGGCCGAGGCCAAGGAGGCGGTGTCGCAGGAGTACCGGTTCAAGATGCTTCAGGCGGCGCAGAACCGCGCCGACAAGATGAAGCACAAGATTTCCGACCAGTTCGCAGAGGGCGGCTGGGCCGAGAGCTTCAACGATTTCATCACCGACCTCGTCACCTATCCCGCCGCTGTCATCAAGGGTCCCGTTGTGCGCCGCCAGCGCACACTGGGCTGGCAGAAGGACGCCTCGGGGCGCACCATGGCGGTGCCGGTGGACAAGATCGCGCCTGAGTATGAGCGCGTCGATCCGTTCTACTTCTACCCGGAGCCGGGGATCACCCGCATTCAGGACGGGTACTGCTTCCAGCACCACCCGCTGACCCGCACGATGCTCTCCGATCTCATCGGAATGCCCGGTTACGACGACGCGGCCATCCGCAAACTGCTCGAAGAGGGCAACGGAAGCTCGTGGATCAACCAAGACATTGAGTTGATCAAGGAAGAAGAGGAGCGCAAGTTCCATACGGAGATGCGCCCGACGCAGATTTTCGACGCTCTGGAGTTCTGGGGCAAGGTTTCCGGTGCGATGCTGCGCGAATGGGGCATGTCGGAGGACGAAGTGCCCGATCCGGCGCTCGAATACGACGCAAATGTGTGGGTCTGCGGCAACTTCGTGCTGAAAGCGGTTCTCAACTACGACCCGCTGGGCGAAAAGCCCTACGCCAAGACCTCGTTCATCAAGTGTCCGGGCGCATTTTGGGGTAAAGGCATCCCCGAAATCATCGAAGACCTGCAAAATATCTGCAATGCGGCTGCGCGTGCCCTTGTCAACAACATGGGCATCTCGTCTGGACCCCAAGTTGAGGTCAATCTGGAGCGTATTCCGGCCAATGAAGACATCACGCAAATCTACCCATGGAAGATTTGGCAGGTCACGAACGATCCGACTGGTTCGAGCGCACCAGCGGTGCGTTTTACGCAGCCTGAAGCAAATGCTCAGATGCTCATGGGCGTCTACGAGAGGTTCTCACGCCTAGCCGACGAGCATTCTGGCATTCCGGCCTACCTGTACGGTGATTTGAACGTCCAAGGCGCGGGCCGCACCTCCTCTGGCCTCTCCATGCTCATGGGAAGCGCCGGTAAGGGCATCCGTCAGGTGGTCATGCACATCGACTCCGACGTGATCAAGCCCATCGTGGAGCGTCAGTACGTCTACAACATGCGTTATGACGAGGATGAGAGCATCAAGGGCGATCTCCAGATCATGCCGCGCGGTGCCATCAACCTCGCCAACCGCGAAACGATGAATGTGCGCCGCATTGAGTTCCTCAATGCCACGGCGAACCCCGCCGACATGGAGATCATGGGTCCTGATGGCCGCGCCGCGCTGCTGCGCGAGGTCGCCAAGAGCCTTCAGATGCCCACTGAGGACATCATTCCGTCCCGCGAGACGCTGGCGCTGGTACAGCGCCCGTCGAAGGGACAGCCACCGCAGGGCGGCGGCAAACCAGTTCCGACACAGCCTGACGGAGCGCCGAAAGGCGGGCAGCAGGCCAACGTCGTTTCACCCAATGCGTCGGGAGGGGCCGGATGATCCGTCCCACTGACGAGGTTGTGAAGGCTTTTGCCCTCATTGTGAGGCAGTACCCGCAGGTACTGACCTTTCTCAGTGAGTGGAAGGCCCACGAACTCGAACAGCTTCCCTTCGCCTTCCAAAACTCGGCAGTGTCGCAGGGGCGCTGTCAAGTTCTAGCCGAACTCGTGAAGTTGGCTACCAATTCCCCTGATTTGGCGGCAAAGCAGCCACGCTCGCCGACCAACCCTACGCATACCGGATAGGAGCGTATTAGATGGCATTGCCTGAACAAATTCGTAAGCAGATCGAAGCTGCGGAAGACAAGATCAAGGAACTGGCTGGTGAGTCGGGGGCCGAAGCGGCCAATCCGCCCACTGACGAGTCCAATTCCGATCCTGCTCCTGCCCCGCAGGCTGACGATGCGGAGAGGTCCGTTCAATCCTCTGGCACGACTGAGCATGGTGCCAAGGAAGACCCGAACTCTGAGACGTATGCCCAGCGTTGGCGCACGCTTCAGGGTCAGTTCAACGCAGAAGTACCGCGACTGCGGGGCGCAAACAAAGAATTGCAGGCCCGTGTCGCGCAGTTGGAGAACCTTCTGTCGTCACTCTCTACTCCCGCCGCGCCCGCTGCTTCCGCAGCACCGCAGTCCGTGCAGAAGCTCGTGACTGACGACGACGTGGCCGAGTATGGCGAGTCGATTGACATGATGCGCAAGGTTACTCGTGAGGAAGTCGGCTCCTTGCAGGGCAAGATCGCCCAGCTTGAGGGTGTCATCGCCAACCTCACGCAGAGCGTATCGGGATCGGTCATTCCGCAGGTTCAGCGTGTTGCACAGCAGCAGGCTGCAACGTCGGAAGAGCGGTTCTGGTCGAACCTCGCCCAGCGCGTACCCAACTGGCAGCAGATCAACAACGACCCGGACTTCCAGTCTTGGCTGTTGGAGATCGATCCGCTGACAAACACTTCGCGGCAGACACACCTTGAGATCGCCCAGCGTGATCTCGACGTGAACCGTGTCACGGCGTTCTTCAGCGCCTTCACGGCGGCGTCTGGCAAGTTTGCGCCAGCAGCGAATGCTCAACCTACTCGGCAGGCTTCGGAGTTGGAGCGGCAGATTGCACCGGGCCGGTCCCGCAGCGCAGGAAGCGCGACGGGCGGCACGAATGCGAAGACCTATACCCCGGAAGACATCAGGAAGTTCTTCAATGATGTGCGCTCCGGTAAGTACAGGGGCCGTGAGACGGAGCGTGACCGTATCGAACGCGACATCTTCGCTGCACAGCGGGATGGACGCATCATGCAAGCAAGCTAAATCTAGGAGACTTCCATGTCTTTCCCCGTCGCCTCTGGTCGCCCGAACTACTCGGGCAACTTCATCCCCGAAATCTGGTCGGGTAAGCTTATCCAGAACTTCTATGACGCAACGGTCCTGTCGGCCATCGCCAACACGGACTACGAGGGCGAAATCCGCCGCATGGGTGACACCGTGAACATCCGCACCACGCCGGAAATCACGATCCGTTCCTATGTGAAGGGTCAGACCCTCACCGTCGAGAACCCGGACAAGCCGAAAATCCAGCTCACCATCGACAAGGGCGAGTACTTCGCCTGCATCGAAGACGACGTGGACAAGGTCCAGTCCGACATCAACCTGATGGACACTTGGTCGAAGGACGCTTCCGAGCGTATGAAGATCAAGATCGACCAGCGCGTGCTGGCCGCTATCGTGGCTGATGTGTCGGCTGACAACGAGGGTGCGACCGCTGGCCGTATCTCGAACAACATCGACCTCGGCACCACCGGCTCTGCCATCGCCATCACCAAGTCCAACGTCCTCGAATACATCGTGGACATGGGCACGGTGCTGGACGAGGCCAACGCGCCCGAGTCCAACCGCTGGATCATCATCCCGGCGAAGATGGCGGGCATGATCAAGAAGTCCGATCTCAAGGACGCCTCCCTCACGGGTGACAGCACCTCTGTGCTGCGCAACGGGCGTCTCGGCATGATCGACCGCTTCACGGTCTACATGAGCCACAACCTGCCGGTTTCCGCTGGCAAGTTCGACATCATCGCGGGCCACAAGATGGGCTTCACCTTCGCATCGCAGATGACGGAGATGGAGACGATCCGTGCCGAGTCCACCTTCGGCAACATCGTGCGCGGCCTTCAGGTTTACGGTTACCAGACCGTGAAGCCGGAAGCTCTCGCCCACGGCGTCATCACGCTGGCATAATTGGTGGGGGCCGCTGGCCCCCACTCAACCAAACTCTCTGAGGAGATATCACTATGGCTACTTATGCCGCTGACTACGTCGCTGGGCGCTCCATGGCTCTTGGTGGCAACATCCTGCGTATTGAGCGCACGCTCGACTTCGCAGAAATCGCCTCGTACCGGGCCTCTGCCGGTCTGACGGCTCTCGCGTCTTCCGATGTGTATGAGATTTTCAACATCGCGGCCAAGACGCACGTCCTGATGGTTGGTTACGACGTGACGACCGCCGAAGGCGCAACCGCCACCATGCACATTGGTGACGGCTCTGACGCTGACGGCTTCCTCGCCTCGGTCAACCTCAACTCGGTCGGTTCCGGCGTCTCGTCGCTGGCGCTCACCGAAGGTGCCCCGAACACCATCACGGGCTACTCGAACGGCAAGTACTACTCTGCCGCCGACACCATCGACCTGACGCTCAACCACAACAGCATCGACGTTGCTGTGGTCCGCGTCTGGGCACTGGTGGTCGAGGTCGCCTAATCGGGCGGGGGGCTTCGGCCCCCCTCCTCTTTTCCGCAGGAGGGTACGATGCAACGTAATGTCTCGGCTGTACAGCTTTCGGCTACGGGGCTTGTGACCGCTCAGCGGGCTTATGTCCTCAAGGTGATCGTCTTCCACACTGGTGGAGGTGACGCCGAGTTGAAGTTCTATGATCTGGATGCTGCTCCGGTAGGGGGTGAACCCTACTACCACTATTATGTTTATGGTAAAGACATCCAGAGTGAGGATATGCCAGAGCCGGGTATCCTGTTCGAGAAGGGTATCTACGTCGATCTTCCGACAGATTGCAAATGCACCGTCTTTTACAACGAGGCGTAGAATGGCGAAGACACCTGCATGGCAGCGCAAGGAAGGCAAGAACCCCAAGGGCGGTCTGAACGCCAAGGGGCGGGCCTCCTACAACGCTGCGAACCCCGGCAAGCCGGGGCTTAAGGCACCGCAGCCGGAAGGCGGGCCGCGCCGTGACAGCTTCTGCGCCCGGATGAAGGGCATGAAGAAGAAGCTCACGTCGGCCAAGACCGCCAACGACCCGAACTCCCGCATCAACAAGTCTCTGAGAGCGTGGAACTGCTGATGAAAACCAAGGCTCAGAAGAAGATTTCCAAGGTGATGCGCGAGTTCAAGGCGGGCACACTTCACAGTGGCGCTGATCCGAAGGGGCCGAAGAAGGCACCCGTGGTCAAGAACCGCAAGCAGGCCATTGCCATCGCGCTGAGCGAGGCCGGTAGGAGCAAGAAGCGGTGAAGAAGCCAACCAAGTCCAAGGTCAACGAGGCCGGGAACTACACCAAGCCCAGCCTCCGCAAGCGCCTGTTCAACGAGATCAAGGGTGCGGCGGTGCAGGGCACCAAGGCCGGTCAGTGGTCGGCCCGCAAGGCCCAGCTTCTGGCGAAGAAGTACAAGGCGGCAGGCGGGGGCTACACGTCGTGAAAGCCCCCCAGAAGTCCCTCAAGGACTGGACCGCCCAGAAGTGGCGCACCAAGTCCGGTAAGCCGTCCTCCAAGACGGGAGAAAGATATTTACCGGAAGCAGCCATTAAGGCATTATCCTCCGCAGAGTACGCGGCTACGACCGCAGCGAAGCGTAAGGGTATGAAGAGCGGCAAGCAGTTTGTGCGTCAGCCAGACAAGGTTGCCAAGAAGACAGCGAAGTACAGATAGGAGCCTACAATGGCAAAGAAGCCGATGATGAAGTTCACTCCCTGCTCCAAGTGCCCGTCGCCCGCCAAGTGCAAGGCCGCTGGCAAGTGCCTGATGAAGGGCAAGAAGTAATATGAAGACGTATCTCAGGCACAAGAGCAAGGGTACGGTGTACGAGTATAACTCGTTTCTGGCGGATCACCCGAACATCGAACAGGTGACGGAGGAGCAGGCGTTCCCCGAACGGTTTGAACCCAAGGTCGCCAAGGGCCGCAAGCCCAAGGTCAGCCTGACCACGACCGACATCCCCGAACCGCCGATCAGTGATGATATGGCTGAACTCAACGACGAACTGACGCGGAAGACGCAGGTATGATCCTCTCCGACGTGATCACAGAGGCACGGAAGCTGTTGCAGGACACGAATGCTGATGTGTCCCTTCAGCGTTTCTCGGACGCTACGCTCTTGGGGTTTGCGAACCAGACCCTGAAGCGCATTGCGCTTGTCCGTCCCGACCTCTTTGCTTACGTCGGAGAAATCTCATGCACGGCGGGCGAGGTGGTGCAGTCTGCCCCGTCCGACTCCATCCGCCTCATGGAAATCTTCCGGGTCAAGAACGGCTCCGCAGTGCGTGAGACGAACCGACAGACCATCGATCAGACCTACCCCGGCTGGGTGGATGCCACCGCTGGTGCCACGGTCAACT